TCACCGCCCCTCCAGCAACTCCCCGGCCTTGTCCAGCAGGCCCAGCGGATCGTCGGTCTTGTGAATGTCCACCGACAACAGCTGGCGAAACTTGCGCGCGCCAGGGAAACCCGTGCCCAGCCCCAGCACGTGGCGGGTGATGTGGTGCATCGAGCCGCCGTCGCGCAGGTGGGCTTCGACGTAAGGACGCAGCTGCGCCAGCGCTTCGGCACGGGAGATTGGCGGTTCACTGCCGCCGAACAGTTCGCGGTCGACTTCCGCCAGCAGGTACGGGTTGTGGTAAGCCTCGCGACCCAGCATCACGCCGTCAAAGGTCTGCAGGTGTTCCTGGCACTGCTCCAGGGTCTTGATGCCGCCGTTGAGGATGAATTCCAGGTCGGGGAAATCCTGTTTGAGCTGCGCGGCGATCTCGTAGCGCAACGGCGGGATGTCGCGGTTTTCCTTCGGCGACAGACCTTCAAGGATCGCGATACGGGCATGCACGGTGAAACTGGTGCAGCCTGCGTCCCGCACCGTGCCGACGAATTCACAGAGCTGCTCGTAGCTGTCACGCCCGTTGATGCCGATGCGATGCTTGACGGTCACCGGGATCGACACCGCATCGCGCATCGCTTTGACGCAATCGGCCACCAATTGCGGGTGGCCCATCAACACCGCGCCAATCATGTTGTTCTGCACCCGGTCGCTCGGGCAGCCCACGTTGAGGTTGACCTCGTCGTAACCCGCCGCCTGCGCCAGGCGTGCGCTGGCGGCCAGGTCCGCCGGGTTGCTCCCGCCCAACTGCAGCGCCAGCGGATGCTCACTCTGATCGTGGCGCAGGAACCGTTCGCTGTCGCCGTGCAGCAAGGCACCAGTGGTGACCATTTCGGTGTACAGCAGCGCGTTCTTCGACAGCAGCCGCAGGAAGAACCGGCAATGGCGATCCGTCCAGTCCATCATCGGAGCGACAGAAAACCTCCTACTTACCGGATCTACTGGCCTAGCGAGGTTTTCTGCTGATTTCATCTGCATTTGCACAACTCTCATTTACTACCGTTTACCGCTGTTTTCGCTTGTTTCTGAAAGGCTGTTGCTACAATGTAGCAAGCCCGGTCAGTCGTGTAGCAAAATCCATGGGCACTATCACCCTTCGCAAGCGCAAGGACGGGTCTTCGGCGTATACCGCACAGATCCGTATCACTCAAAAAGGCGCAACAGTTTATCAGGAAAGCCAGACGTTCGAGCGAAAGGCTACGGCGCAGTCGTGGCTGAAGAAGCGTGAGTCTGAGTTGGCGACTCCGGGGGCAATAGAGAAAGCGAATCGCAACGGTCATACAGTCAAGGCGATGATTGACCGCTACCTGGACGAGTACGAGAAGCTGCGCCCGCTCGGGAAGACCAAGCGTGCCACTCTGAAATCTATAGGTGACACCTGGCTCGGATTGCTGGAAGACAAGAACGTTACCAGCCAGAAACTAGTGGAATACGCCCTTGATCGAATGGAGAGCGACGGGATTCAACCGCAGACTGTCGGCAATGATCTTGCTCATCTGGGTGCGGTGTTGTCTGTAGCAAGACCGGCATGGGGTTACGACGTCGATCCGATGGCAATGCCCGACGCTCGCAAGGTCTTGAGGAAGATGGGGGCCGTCACTCGTAGCAAGGAACGTGATCGCAGGCCATCGAAAGGTGAGCTCGAAACGATTATTGCGTACTTTCAGGAGATGAGGGATCGACGCCAGCAAGAGATCGACATGGTGCGCGTGACGCTATTTGCACTGTTCTCCACCCGCAGGCAGGAGGAGATCACGCGCATCCGCTGGGATGCCATTGATGAGGAACGCCGGAGCGTCCTGATCACTGACATGAAAAACCCCGGCCAGAAGCACGGCAATGACGTTTGGTGTCACTTGCCTGACGAGGCCTGGCAGATCATGCAATCCATGCCTAAGGGCTCAGAGAGGCCTTTCCCGTACAATCACCGCTCTATTTCCGCAGCCTTTACGCGGGCGTGCAACTTTCTTGAGATGAACAACCTGCATTTCCATGACTTGCGCCATGATGGTGTCAGTAGACTTTTCGAAATGGGGTGGGATATCCCGAAGGTGGCTTCTGTGTCAGGCCACCGGGATTGGAATTCGATGAGGCGCTATACGCACCTAAGAGGAAATGGCGACCCCTATAAAGAGTGGCCTTTGCTACAGGAAGTGATTGACGGCCCGAAGATCGAGCCTAAGAAAAAGACATAGATGCATCAGGGCTGGCAATCGTCAGCCCCTCCCCGGCGTCCTGCCGACGTTCAACCTCTCCCCCTTATTATTTGAATTCCATCCTCCGGGAACCTGCCGCCGTCGAAAAGACCGATTAGTTCGGCATCCTCCAATTCGAGCAACCCCCAAAGCCTGGCCGCGTCCGATAGCTCAAGCATTTCGCTCAGCTCTTCGGCGCTGACTTGGTTCCGGCGGCGCGCGAGCATCGCCAGCTCGACAAGCTTTCGCCGATGAGCCTCCGGATCGGTGACCAGATCATCGCGCGCCTTGATGGCGACCCGCCAATCAGCCAATGGGTTCTCAACCAAACCGACACCACCACGACTGGAAATAGAAAGCCCCGTCGACTTCCTCGACACCCGTGATGTTCAAGCCAGTCGTCCCCAGGCCGGTCACCTTCGCGTCCAGCAGTCGCGGAAGAATGTCAGGTCCGGCCCCGGTCTTCATGATGAACGCCTCGACCGTCACACGGCCAAGGGCACTGTTTCCAGACTCATTCATCTGGACGTCACCCTTTATAGGAGTGGCGTCTCTGACCTCTTTCGAAGTAAGCGCTACGCCAAGGCGCCTTCGCGGGGTTACAAGGAAATGCATGGCCGTTGCTCGAATACTGTATATGAGTACAGTTAACGAGAGTCGAAGGGGATGGGTCAATACTGGATGGAATTGCCTCCGACAGATGACCTCAATGCTTGATCAATGATTGGTAGGAGCGCTCGCAGGCCAATCCGGCCCGACGACTTGCTGTAAGCGCTGCCGCCAGTTCGCCCGCATATCATGTCGGAACCCAGACATTGAGTTTCTGGGAATTCTCAACGGCGGTGAGAATCTGCAAATTCCCTGGCACATGCAGACCGGAAATGTACTTGCCCTGCAATGGCAGTACATGGTCGACGTGATGCTTGATTCCAGTGAGCGCAGTGATGATTAGGCAGCTATCGTACAAACCACTAATAAAAGCATGATCGTCCGGCGTCAGCCATCTTGGGGTTCTCTGGATTGTTGCGGCACGCCTTTTCGCCCCGTAAGCAGGGATCAGATGGGGGTTCTCTGTCCGCCAGTTCCGGTTGGTTTCTTTCACCTTGTCTGGGTTTTTTGCGTAGTACTCCCGGCGATTGAGCCGACGTTGATCCTTTGTGAGCTCATACCAGATGCGATTTGTCGCTGCCTTTCGTGCTTTATTTTCCTTGTAGTATTCTCGGTTTTTTGCCAGATGTTTTTCTCTGGTTTCCTGGTAGCGTTGCGCGCTGTTCTTGTTCGAGCACTTCTTGCACTTCGACCTCAACCCAGCCTTGACAGTGCGGTCAACAGAAAAATGCGATGCGGACTTTAGCTCTCCGCACTGCTTGCAGACTTGCTCGATGACGCTCATGGCCGGGCCAAGCGTTCCTTTGTACGGGCGCATCAGTGTGCGTCCTTTACAGCAAGAATATGGTAGGACCTTTCGCAAGCCTGCCCCGCTATTCGGTTTGCATCAGCAATTGCTGCCAGATCTCCCGCTCTTTTGTCAGCGCGCTGGCGCAGGTCGGCGAGCACAGTGGTGAGATCGCGGATTGTCGCGCTTCCTGAGGCAACTCTGGACTTGAGGGCGGCGCGACTGGCAAGCAGCTTGGAGACTTCGAGCTGCAGGCTGTCAGCAGCAGACTGAGCATCAGCAGCGTCGGTTGCAGCCATCTTGATTTTTTTTTGGGCATCGTTGCGTACCTGGTCAATGTCGCGTTGGCGTTGCTGTTCGGTCTCGCGCGCGTTCTCGCTCGCCTGCTGGGCCTTGGTGGCGATATCGGTCTTGTAGTCGGCATAGTCCGTACGCACACCGCTGAGCTGGATAGTCTGATATCCGAGCCCCACAGCCAGTGCTACGATCAACGCCATGACTGCCCACGCCCAGACGGGCACCAGCTTGAGAGCGGAAATCATGGTACGTCCCTGAAAAAGATGTGATGCCCGAGCTTCAGCGTCTGCGTGGCCTTTGCAGCCCAGGTCGGTGGCTTCGGCATCGTGGTCGCGTAGTAGTGAGTTGCGCCGCCAGTTGGGTCCGCCACCCTTCCATCAATCACCTGGTCAGCAGCAATGCGGCACTGCGCCAGTTCGCGGAAGGGGATCTGCTTCGCGCCGGTCAGATACGGCTGATTCGGATCCCCCTTGTTCCAGCAGCTGAACTGGTAGGGCTTCTGGCACACACCCGCGTACCCCTCGCCCCACCACGACTTCTCCTTACCGTCCTCGACCCGGTTACGAATCGACCACGCCACGGCCACCATCCCGGCCAGTCCTTCCCCGCGTGCCTCGCCCCACAGTGTGCGCGCCAGCACATCGCGGTCTAGTTCAGTCACGGTCATCACTTTTCTCCAGTCGTAAAAAACCCGGCCTGAGCCGGGTTCTTGGTGTATGAGGTTGATCCGCCGAGCCTGACGCCAAGCCAGAAGATTGAGGCCCGCCATCGGGCAGTGCCATCGCCGGTCGTGAGCGCCCGATAGAACACGGCATCGCAGTCGGCGCGGGACAAGGTGCCCACGGTGTAGAGCCAGTCGTGCAGGATCGCCGCGCGCATGCCGTACCCGGCGAGCAGGCCGTACAGCGCCAGGGTGACGATAGCAAGCACTAGCAGCGCGGACGCCAACCAGCCCCAAGCAAAGATCCACCCTGCCAGCGCGCCTACGGCCGCCCAACGGCATACCTCTCGCAGAATTCGGATTGAGGCCAGGTCGCTGTAGAAATCGGCCGGGACAGTCAGCAGCCCGTGTACCGAGTCGTTGAGCGTCATTGCTTCCTGTGTGGCCACATCCCAGCGGCTGGTGAAGCGCACCGCTGGATGAATGTCGAACTTGCCGACGGGGGTCATGTTGGCCACCCCTCCTCAAGCATCTCCGCCGTGATCGTGCCGGCAGCAACCGCATCGAGCAGATCGGACTCGCGGTTGAAGCATGCCTGCACAAATGCGCGGACAGCCGAAGCCACTCCGATCACCTGCTGACCTGTGAGATCGACGAAGCCCGCGGATGTCTTCCAGTGCAGCGAGTAGTTGGGATCGATCAGGGCTTGCAGCGCGGCGCCGGTGATCAGGCCTTGGCTGTCGCGGCCAGTGTCGATTGGGATGTCGTTCACTGTGGTGCCTGATACCTCTGCCTCATAGCGGCGTGCGGCTATGAGAGGTGCCCACTGGGATGCAGTGGCCGGGACCACCACCCACGACTGAAATACCTCATTCCCTTCTATTCTTAGATCGCCCGGCTCCAGCGTCTCTCCTGGACCAATTGCGGGCGCTGGGTCGCGATCGATCACTACGTAGCCGTATTCTAGAATATTGTGCGTTTCTATAGTTTCTGGAAAGCCAACATCTGGAAAGCGGCGGCGAAGGTCAGCCTCAGTGAATTGTGTTTTTGCCTCTAAGTTATACAGCATATGCACTCACCCTATAGTTTATCGACTTGCCGCCAATGTTTAGTGAAATAATTGCTTTCCCAAATCCGTCAGCGGCTACTTTAAAGCCAGGGCTTATTATCGGGCTACCGCTTCCGACTGCGAACTCAATAGGAAATGGTGCAACAAACGAACCTGACGGGCCAACCGCTTGATATATTTGAGAGGCTGCGACAGCCAGCACTCTGTCCGATAACGGAACCAGAAACGAATTCTGCAATGTTGCGGCAAGAGTGAGCCCTGCAATAGATGTGCTGGAAGTGAGGTCGTTAGTGGAGTAATTTAACCTGCCCCCACTTAGCGTGGTTATAGAGTATGAATACCCCGCCGCTTTTGCTATGTCAGACATCAGTTCCGAGGTGAAATTTGTTAGGTCTTTCGTCAAATAGGATCCGGACGTTACTGGATTTCTTCGGGTCAATACGACGGTACTGGAAATTGCCCGAACTATCGACGTAGCCCTGTCTGGCGCTGCTCCTGCCGATCCTTCACGCCGATACGTCCAGCTTGTACCAGCATTATCGCTGTAGGCGAAGTTGTTATCTGAGGAGCCAGTGGACATAGAATTCATGAAGAACCTATCGCCAAAAGACGTTAGGTCCGCCGGACCGTTAAAACTGCCTATGGCGAATGTTATCAGCTCCCAGCTTTGTCCATTATCAGTGGACCGAAGTGCGGCATTAACGCTAGTCCCACCGACAACTATCGAGGCCGCCAGCATTATCAGAAAAGCGCCAGCTGCGTAAGCAATGCCGCTAAACTGCGCGTCCCTTGCCACGCCTGTATTTACGAAGCTTTGCGCATTGTCTGTCGACCGGTACACCGTGCCGCGAAGACCTGCGTTATTTGTTAGGTTAATACCTATCCAGGTCCCGGAGCCGTTAGTGGCGAACTTTCCTGCGTCGGTAGGAAGTCCGCGAGGGTCGAACACTATAGATCCGCCCGCCTCATACGGGGTACGAGTGGAAGGAAACTCCCTCTGTGAGCCAGACCAGAGTACATAGATCACTCCAGCCCCTCCTGCGCCGCCCACCGAACCATCTGTGGACCCTTGAAGATTGGCCCCGCTTGCGCCGCCGCCACCGCCGCCACCAGGGCGCAGGCCGGCATTGCCTGCGCCGCTGCCGTAGTTGGTCGTAAGGAAATCGTAAACTGTCCCGGCTTCGAAGATAGAGGCAGGCCCGCCCGGATAGCCTCCCGCACTCTTCGTAGTTTGTCCGCTTGCCGCTCCACCGCCAGTCCCGCCCTGTCCGGCCCGGCCTGCGTCTACTCCACCGGCAGCACCTGTCAGAATGGAACCGAAGTTTGCAGCCCCGGATGATATGGCATAGGTGAAAGACTGACCTGGCGTAACGGGGTAGTTATTGAGGTAGCGAATCCTCCCCCCTAGCCCACCTTGCCCGCCTACGCCCCCGGTTCCTATGACGAAGTTTCCGCCCGTGCTGCCGGGATTACCCCCCTCAATCAAGAGAATTGAGATTGAATCGACGCCGTTAGGGACGACAAAAGTCCCTGAGCCAGTTAGGACCGCCTCCCCCGATTCCTTGACCTCTTCTGAGCTCAGGATGATTTTTTTTATAGTCATGTCGAGGCCCCTTTGCGACCGTACAGCGAGCCCCCCTCAAGTGTCAGGATGTATTCAGTTCGCTTACCCGCGTTAGGCGTTGCTGGCGCCGCGCCGCCACTTGCAATCCAGGTAATTCCGCTCGGCCAGGTTAATGCAAACGCCGTGGCCCCTTGCGTCACTCGAATCAAGATGATCATCGACTCGGTGGCGCTGAGTGTTGGCAGGTTAGAAAACGATAAGGTCGCCGCCCCGGTCAGCGTTAGATCAAAAACGCCAGTGGTCCCGACGTTTAGTGCAAGCGCACCGGTCGCCGCCGTGGACTTCAACATTGGATCAATGGCGATCAGCTTGATCTGGGCCTGGTAAGAGACGCCCTGCTCATTCGCAAGAACGGCGAGGGCGCGCCGGGCGTTACCGACCATGCTTGGCAGGCCAGCCTGATTGTTGAGAGCTGCGGCAATTGCAGCGGCACTGGCAGCAGCACTGCTGGCCGTTTGGGCGTTGGTTGCCGAGGAGTTCGCGTACCCGCCAATGGCTGTCACCTGAGCCCCGATCCACGTCAGCGACGTGTTGATCTGCGGAACCATCGCCTGTTGCGCGGTCAGCGATGCCCCAGCCTTGGCGTCGAACACCGCCTCGGGATCGGTCGGTAATGGCGGATCTGGCAGAAGCGTGATTGAAGGAACGGCCATTAAGTGAGGCTCCTGACTTCAAGGGTGAATTGGGCGTCGTTGGGGGCCCGAAGGTTGGGTGCGAACCGCTCATAGCGACCAATGATCACGGTGACGTCGAGACTTGCGCTGCCCACGTAAAGGACCGCGCTCTCGCTGACGCCAGAAAGGGTTCGCTTGATGGTTGAAAGCCGGTCTTCATCGACCACAACGTCGTAGTTGACGAAATCGCGCTTCCCGCGCGGGACGATAGTGATCTGGCCGAAGTCCCCGATCTTGACGTTGGAGTAGTTCTCCAGGCCGAACGAGGTGTCGCCGTATACCGCCGCGCCGATGTCATTGGCCCAGCCGACCACCATCATTCCGATTTCAGCGGTTCCGCCCGGCGCGTTCGCAATCACCTGAATGGTCGCGCCCGCAATTGGCGGAAGATCGAGAACAGCGAGGTTGTCCAGCGTGGTGAAGGGGCCGAAGTAATACTGATACCAGCTGCCGCCCGACTTGCTCGACATCTGAAACGTGTTGTTGTAAACCTCGACCCCGGCCGATGTCATGATGATCTGGACCGATGAGGCCCTGACTCCCACCAAGCCGATCGCGTTAACCCTCTTTGTAAGAGCGACCGTCACATCTACCAGTGTTGCGTATGAGGTAGATGTGCCTACGACCCAGTCATTGGCGATCTGCTTTTTGAACATCTTCCAGCGGTTGGTCGGGCCAAGGTCCTGCCAGACCGGAGGCTGACTGGTATCGGTCTCCGGATTCTTGCCAGTGCTGGTGCCCAGCGCCTGATAGTTGCGGTTGTTGTAGGTGACGTACGCCCCAACTGCATAGGCTGTCGAGACGTTCCAGGCTGCGTAGTCCAGCTCTGGAACGTTACTCGTCAGCATCGCCGGGGTGATTTCCGTCGGCGGCACGATTGTCATGCGGCTCATGCCACCTCCTTAGTCGAAACGGTACCCACGACTTGAACGCCCGCGTTGTTGATCTGCCGCAGATCGCGCGAGGCGCTGTCCATGTAGGTTTCAATGTTGCTGAGTCGCTTGTTGAGCTGACGAATCACCTCGGCTGCCTCCCCTGCGTCGCTCCCTGCCTGAGCGCGTTGCGGACTGGCCGCGACAACCGGGCTCGCAACATTCATCACCGCGCCGCCAGAGGCGAACTTTGGCATTTGAAGGTTGTTCATCCGGTCCAGCAGGTCTGTGCCGTAGGTATCGACGGCCGCCGCCTTCATGACGTATTCGCCATTCGAGAGACGCGCGAGGATGCTGTCGCTTGTGCCGGTGCCTGGGCCGCTGATGTAGCCGCCATTCGCATGAGCTTGGAGCGAACCATTGGCGAGCGCTGCGTTCTTGATCGCCTGCTCGAGCTGGGAGTAACTGATCGAACCATTAGCCAGTTGGCCAAGCCAGTAATCCTTGCCCGCCTGATCAGCGCCGTGCCCCAACACCGACTGGTAAACCGAATCGATCAAGGTTCCATTGTTGGCCGCGGTACCGCCTGACGCCTTGCCGGTGATGGCCGAAAGCGCGGCCACGACTGCGATGTTCATCTCCTTGACGGCCTGAGCGACGGTCTTGACCGAGTTGTCCATACCGTTGAGCGCGTCCAGCTGCTGCTGAGCGAACTCAAGCTGGTCATCCAGTGCGTCGAGCTGACTCTGCAACGTCTTGACGGTCTGCTCGGCATTGGTCAGCTGCTTGCCGTTCAGCTTCTCCAGCTCGGCCACGACATTGGCTGTTCGGCCTTGGTCGCGGTTGAAGTCCTCAAGCGACGAGTAAAGGTCGGTGCTGTTGTTGCTGACCGTATCGAGTGCATCGCTTAGCCCATCGAAGCCAGCCAGAGACTTGCCTGCTCGTGCCTGCGCAAGCGCACTTTGCAGAGTCGCCTGAGCCTGCGCCCTGAGCATCTGCACGGCACTACCCGACTCGCCACGCAGAGACTTGAGCGCCGAGCCCAGATCATTGCTCACACCTGTCAGGTCGCTAACGCTGGTGTTTGCCGTTGCCAGCATGTCGTTGATCGACGCCTTTTGAGCATTGATCGCGCGCTCAAGGGCGCTCTGGGCCGACGTCACACTGCCCATCAATCCATCAATGATCTTCTGCGCGGCATCTGCTGCTGCCTGCTGAGCATCCTTCGCCTTCTGATCCAAAGTGGAGTAGTAGGAGTCGGCGTTCGTGGCAAGGCCAACCAGCGTGGCAAACATCGCTTGGCCGGCGGCGGTCGTGACGTCAATGTCTTCGACCATGTCGCGATAGGCGCTACGGGTATCCGGCAATTCAAGCCCGAACCCTGCAAACGCTCCCTTGAGGCTCTTTGTCAGGTCGGCGAACTGCTCGTCTGCGCTGAAGAAAGCCTGGTAGTACGTGCCAACCGCCTTGTTCAACGCGTCGACTTTCTCCTTTGCGGTCGCGGTGGTCGTGTCCAGATCGGACATTGCACCAATCATGTTGAGGATCGAGTCGGACGCGGCCAGGCCTGTGTTGTCGAGCTTCAGGTTGGCGACGTTAATCAGCGACAGCGCATCGTTCACCCCGTTGAAGCGAGTGAAAATTCCTTCGATGGCCTTGATCACCTCATCAGCAGTCGTGTCCCAATCGTTCGCGAACTCAGTGAACTGGGCGCGGAAGTAATCCGGCAGCGACTTGGAACTCACGATCGCCTTCGCAAGGAAGGTGCCCATGATGTCGTCGTAGTTGTGCTGCAGAGCTTCGGCCGCGTCCGCCGCGGTGAATTGCTGATGAATGTTCAGGTCATTGGCGCCGCCGCCATCAATAGTCGCGCCAAACGTGGTGGAGTACTTGCCAGAGGTCTTGCGGACCTGAAGCATGTCGTAGGCGTAGACCTGCGTCGAAGCACCGAACGCCGTGTACAGGTCACCCAAGGTCTTCGCGAACTTGTTGACCGTCGAGTCGAGCTGAGCGTCGACACTCGTTCCGAATTTCGGCGCGTTGGTCTGCCAGCCCTGCACGACTCCCTGGGTGTTGTACTGGCCGCCTTTGTACGTCCCTTGCGCCGAAGTGCTCAGGTCTGGGTACTTCTCACCGCTTCCGCCGAACAGTTTCCCAGCGCCGAGCGGACCCAGAACCGTGCCGATAGCAAACCCTGCCGCGGTGCCGAGCGGACCCGCGAATGAACCGATGTAAGCACCGGCAGCGCCAGCGCCCGCAGTCACCGCGCCCCCCTTCAGCCCGTAGTCCTTGAACGAGTTGAAGATCGTGTAGACACCCTGGATGTAACCCAGAGTCGCGCTGAGTGTTTGCAGGCCTGTTAATGCCGACGATTGCGCAGCAGCCGAACCGAGAGCGCCATCAAAGGCGCCCTGCCCTGCAACACCGGTACTGAATTGCGCCGCGTAGTTGGAGTAGCCCTGCGACAGTGCGGCAGAGGTTGTTTCGGAACTGAAGATTGAAGCTGCGGTAGTCGACCCAGTCTCAAATGCACTGGTGACAACAGACTTGAAGTAGTCAGCGCCATTGCTGAAGGCACCTTCCAGGCCACCTACAACGCCCTCGCCGCCATTCCAGCCAGACAATAAGGACTGGCCGAACTTGCTGCCCGCGGCAGAGACCACAGAGCTGATGTTGCTGAGCGTGCCGCCAAGACCTCCGCCAGTTCCGCCACCGAACAAAGACCCTAGCCCGCTAGCCGAACCTGCGCCGCCGGCTGAGTCGCCGCCAATGCCCAGCGCTGCAAGGATTGGAGTGACGATATAGGCCTTGGCCACAATGCGCGCCAGGTCGGCAATGATGCTGTCGGCCAGATCCTTGAAGGACAGCTTGCCTGTCGTCGCCGCATTGACGAACGCATCCTCTACGCCATGCAGAGCATCAGAGAACAGGCCTTCCGTTTGCCCTGCAACATCCTTGGTTTCGTCGATGTAGTTGGCGAACGCGCGCGATGCGCCATTCATCCAGTCGGAGCGAAGGGCGGCTTCGTCCTGGTAATACTTCTGCTGCTTGGCTAGACGCTCGTCCAATGCGCTCTGAAGCAGTTGGGTTTGCTCATCATATGCATTATCGCTTAGCCGTTTTAAGCGATGATCGCGGTCGAGCTGGTCAAATTTCTGCTCATACTCTTGCCGGATCTTTAGGGTTTCCTGCAGCTCCTGACGAGCGCGATCACCAAGACCGAAACCTGCCAACTGAAGATCTAGACTTTCCTGCGCGCGCTTCAGGCTGTCCTGCAATGCCTGGGCGTAGGCATCAATTGCCTGACGCTCTTTATCCAGTCGGTCCTGCGTCTGGATCGACAGCACTTCCTGATCGGAATCCAGTTTCTTGAGCGCGTCGACCATCTTCGCTCGCGCATCGGCGATCTTCTGGTCTACCTGGATGCGCTGGGCGCTCGTGGTGCCGGACTTCGCGCTGACAGCTTCGAGGGCGGCGATCTCGCCCTGATAGGCGGCTTCGACGTCGGTCTTTTCCTTGTCAATCAGCGCGGACTTTTGGAGTGCGTATTGCTGATCACTTATCAGGCCAGCTTTCTGCGATGCGTCTAGAACTCGGAGCGAATTCTGGTAGGTCGTTTCGAGTGACTTGAGCGCGTTCTCGGCGGCGTTGAAACCTGTCAAATCAACAGCAGGCGCAGCTACCTTCTCGGCCTTGTAGCGGTCGTTGATGGCCTTAAGCGAAACATCGTATTCCTTATTGATCTGCGCGACATTGACGCCCTCGCCCTTGAGGGCATCGGCGCGCTTGCGGTCAAGTTCAGCAATATCAAGTTTCTTCTTTGCCTCCTTTTCCAGGCCGGCCAAGTAGGACGTATGGAGCGAGTCGACGGCCTTAATGCTCGCCTGCTCTCGCTCTTGAGCATTACCCTGAGCCTTGGCAATTGCGCTTTGACTTTCTAGCTGGTCTTGCAGAAAACCGCGCTGGATATTCCAGCTTTTCAGCTTGTCAGCATCGTAGCCTGCACTTTCCTTGTAGCGTTTCAGTTGCTCGTCAGATAGGCCTATCTGCTTGCTCGCCATATCCTCGATAGCCTTCATTGAGGCGATCTGGCTATCCAGTTGGTCGATTTGGCTTTGGACTGTCTTCTGGCGGCCGAACTCCTTCAGGCCGTCGATTGCGCCTAACGTCATGGTCTTTACGGCTTTCCAAGCCGTTTCCACGTAGCCGAGATCATCTACTACCTGGCCGGCCCGAGTTTTTACTGTGGCGGCGTAGGTATCGGTCAGAAGCTTAACTGCATCCTGCTCTTTGCCCTGCTCCTTCAGCGATACAATCTGTTCGTACACAGAGGCAGTGAGAAAGTGATACTGGTCGTTGAGCGTTTTAGCGGCAGAGACCGGATCATCCGCAATCTTGACGAACTCGGCGATCGTGTCCTGTACGGCTTTGCCGGTCGCCTGATTCATGGCGACAGCCGCAACAGCAATCTCGTCGAAGCTTTCCCCGGCGATTTTGCCGGTAGCCGCGAGTTCGGTCAGTGCTTCCGCTGCCAAGCCAACGGTTCCGTTGGACTTGCCTATCGATTCTGCGAGTGCGTTGAGCTGCCCCGCGCTCAAGCCCGCACTTCCGCCAGTCAGCGTCAGTGCCTTCTGATACTCGGTGAACTCTTTCGAACCCTGATAGGCACCATACGCAATAGCTGCAAGTGCAACGCCAGCAACTGTCAGCGGGTTGATCAGGCCAAGAACGTAGCCCCCGAGGGCGCTGGCAGCCGATCCGATGCCTCCAAAGGAGTCCTTTATCTGTCCGCCCTGCTGAAGCAGCACAGTTAAAGGCGCCTGCCCCCCCTGAAGCGAGGTGAAGATATCGGTGAACTGAGCCGGCAATGTGCGAAGTGCCGCAGCATTCTGCTTGGCGCTTACTCCTGTCCTGTTCAGGTCACCCTGAAATCTGGTCAGGCCTTCACGTGTTTTATCAATGGATGCGGTGTATTTAGCAAAATCTTCTTTCGAGAGCAGTCCTAGCTCTTTCGACCTGCCTAGCAGATCCTGTTGGGCGTCGAGCCTTTTCAGGGCTGCAACTGCCGGATCAATCTGACCGATCAGCTTTGCCAGTGCATTAGCGTCTTCTGCTGTTGCGGATGCTGCCTTTTGGGTTGAACTGGTGGCCTTATCTTGAGCCGTCGCCGATTCAGCGGCGGCTCGTGCGGCCCGGTTCTGCGCGGCCAGCTGGTCGAGCTGCTTGCGTGTCGCCTCCCCGGCTGCGGCTGCCGTGGTGTCGAGCGCCCCGGATAGTTGCTGCTGACCCTTCGCGGCATCGATGGCTGCCGTGGCAAGCGCCAACATCCGCGCTTTGGCTTGATCTGCAGTTTCGGCAACTTTCGCCTCAGCTGTAGCAGTCTTTTCGGCCGCGGTGCTTGCGGACGTGAACGCTGCCGACGCCTGGTTTACCGACTGAGCCAGCTTGGCCATCAGTTGCGCGGTGCTGTCCTGGCGGGCATTGAGCTGCTGAAGCTCTTTGACGATTTGGCTGGTGTCGCTGGAGATGCCGGACACTGCCTTCTGCCAGGCGCTTTCAACGCGCTTGGCAGAGTCCTCCGCGCCCTTTCCGCTATCAACGAGCTTGTCCAGATCGTCAGCAGCCTGTACCGCTGACTGGGAGTTGATCTCAAATCCGAGCTGGGCAATCGTTGTCATGGGTTTATTCCGGGCATTAAAAAACCCGCCGAAGCGGGTTCATAGTGTTTGTTGATGGTGCTGATAAGGCGACTTCAGCTGTCCATGTAAAATCTGAAGCCGTATTCCAGCCCGTCCGTTGCTGCTGCTCCAGACCCTGGAGTCGGAGCGCCTGAGCCAGTTAACTGAATGACTACCTGCTCTCCAGCAAAGACTTGGGCAGCCCCTTGGTAGCCTATCCAGGCCTCTGATTGCTGATACTGCTCTGCAGAATTGTCCATGATGTGCGTGGTGCCGGCGATTACCGACAGATCAATTTTTCTGTCGCCAAACTGGGCCAGCTTCAAAATTCCGGTCTTTTGAACGGTTAGGGTGAAGTAGTCAATGTTGTCTGTGTGGGTCGGGCTGTAACGTAACCCGAGCACTCCATCTACGGATGTGTTTAGCGCAATCTGAGTTGGCGAAAGGATGCTATCGCTCGCATCGGCTAGCTTGTCGTTGTAAGTGGACGGTCCAGGCGGCAAAGACGCGATGTAAGTATCTGTTGCTGTCTTGGCAGAAGCCAGGCTCGACGGATCTGAGTTAACGCTGTCTACAGCCGCCTTAGAATGCGAAGTAAAGTCATCCACACCCCAGTTCGCGTCTTTGGTTTTGGTAGTGAAATACTGTGCACTTTCGACCTTGTTAGCCAGCACCTTGGCGTCAGTCAGCGTTTGAGGGTCTGTTGACTTCGGATCTTTCGCAGCATTCGTGATCGCGCTCACAAAAAAATCGGCACCAATCTTCCCAGAATCAAGTTCCGATATCCAATACGCTTTGCCAGCTGCATCTGGAGATCGCTCAAGGAAGTTCTGGTAGACCTTATCTACCAGCGCGCCGCTGGAAAGACCACCGTAGATGCTCCAGTACTCAGGCTGATTAGGGGAAGCAAACGATGCCCTTGTGTCTTCCAGCGTGCGAGCCCCACCCTCAATAGCGTCGGCCCAGTATTTCAGCCCTGCATAGTCCGCAGCTCGCCCCAAAATACCGATGTACAACTCCTGAATACCTGCCTCTGTTTGCGCTCGGCTCATGCCATCCCCATCCGTGTCAGTTTTGGTACAAAGCGAATCTATAGCACAACGCTATGCCCAAATAAACAGAGTTGCGATCTACGAATCCCGGTTATACGCCATCGTTCGCAGGGCTTCACGCTCCATCACCCGGAGGTCGGCGAATATCGCGGCGCGAACCTTGCGTTTCTTGAGTCCCGCCATTTCTAGCACGACCGGTAGGGCCTGGTAGTCCAACCCAGTAGCTCCGGCCATCCCCATGCGCCACTGGGTGCCCATCGACTCAAAGACGGCAAATGACTGAGCATTGGTCGCCCACAGCTCTATCGAATCATCCACGTCCCCCACCTCCAGCCCGAACAATGCGAGCTGCTCGGCGGAGGTGTCAGGGGTATAGAGCGCGCGGACAACCTCGATCAGTTTCCCTCGCGGGCCTTGTGATAAGCGGTTTTGTATGCGGTCAGGATCGCATCAGGCACCGCCGAGGCACTGCGCACCAGCGCACGCAGGTTCTCGTCGTTCAGCTCATCGTCAAAACCCCAGCCCTTGACGATCATCTTCAGCTGGTTGAATTCGAAGTCGGCCGCCTTGGTGGTGATGTCGCGCACGGTGGCATCGCCCTTCTTGATGACTTCAGTCAGGTCTTTACCGTGGCTGATCTCGCAGTCGCCGAATTCGGCAAGCTGATCCCGATCGAGATAGGCGAAGGTGAACGGCACCTTGACCGGCTTCTCGCCGATGCGCGGAATCTCCACGTCAGTGGTGAAAGTCGGCTTTTGCTGGATGGAAATTTTGGCCACGGGTCAGGCTCCAAAGGCTTGGATAGGGGATTCAGGGGGTGTTAGGTGACGCCGCGATTACGCGGCGTTGTAACGAACTGGACGGCCAGACAGCGCGAAGTTCACGGTGCGCGTCATGAGAGCATTACGCTCCAGTGTCGGGGTGTCGGTGATGGTGCAGAAGCCTGGGTACAGGATCTTGTCGCCGTTGGGCAGGTTCAGACGCAGGATGGTCTGAGTTTTGTTGTCGGTGTAGCCCTCAGCGACAGTTACGTATGCAGCAGTAGGCTGATCCTCAACGGTCAGAGCCATGCTCATCGGATTGCGGTTGGTCGGGAACTGACGGTCGTCGTCCTCTGCCAGATAGCCGACGGTCAGGAACTGCTGCTCCCCGCCGGTGAAGGATGTGCCGGTGATCTTGGTGATCTCGACCCAGCTGGTTACGCTTTGGAAGCCGCCCGCGCCGCCGTCAGGAGTGTAGAAGGTTTCGTTCACGGTGCTGATATTTTCCAGCGAAAAACTGCCAGTTTCAGCATCTGCCACACGAACAGCACGACCGTCCAGCTTGCCCCAGTTCGACTGCAGCAGGACGATATCGCCATCCGCCAAACCGTTCGCAGCTGCGGTGGCTACCGCAGGGTTAGCGTTGCTGATGTCGCTGATCACCTTCGAAACGGCGAAGGCTACGGCCAGTTGCATGGTGGCGCCGTTGGGCAGCGCAATACGAGTTGCCATGGGGTATTACCTCTTTAGAACGAGAAAACCCGCTCATGGCGGGTGATGGGGTTTCAGGTAGGTGAATCAGGCAGGGCTGCGCGCAGGCGTCCCTTTTACTGCGATGCTGAGGCTCAGCACCATCAGCTGGTTGCGGTCGAGAACGGGTATCTGGCTGCCGCTGGCGAAGCCGGTGTAGGTGATGCTTGCCCCGCTGGGCAGCTTGTATTTCCAGCCAAGCGGCTGACGGGTATCGCGGCCATTGGCGATCAGCGCCTGATGATCTGAGCCCGGGTCATCTTGGAAAACCATCTGGACGTCGATTGGGTTGCGACCGTTTGGCTTGCGCACATCTTCGTACTCCCCGAGCGGGGTGTAGGCCAGAAAGCGCTCTTCTCCTCCGGACTGGGTCAGGCTCGTGATCTTCTTCACCTCGACCCAGGTGTCAGAGTCTGCCGCCGGCGGCGTCTGGTTTGCCAGATCGACATCGGCGCTCACCCATACGGTCGTGCCGTTGGGTAGCGGTACTCGCTGAGACATCACGCCTCCTTTGGCGCCTGGCCGAGATACGAGAATCTTACCGGCACGGTGTAGACATCTGGCTCGGTGATGGTCGGGCCTTGGTCTACTGGCTGAATCACGATCCCGTCGAAGCCGGCTCGGGAAAGCGCTGAATCGACTGGAAACAATGCTGCCAATTGATCTACCACGCCCTCAGGAATCCCGATCGCTTCATTCACTGGCGTGACGATGCTGATCTGATAGACGCCGCGGTATTCGATTGCCTCGGAGTTAAGGTAACGCGACGTTGTGCTGGCCGGGAGCAAAAAGGCGTGCAGATAAACCTGCCCCTCGGGCTTGTCGAATGTCTCCGCGCCGTGCGCTATCAGGATTCCTTGAGTATCAGCCCATGCATCAAGTTTGACCTCGATAGCCCTTCTTGCGCGCGCATGGCTCATCTTGTTACCTCTCTAACCGCTTCATTGACGATCTGTTCGAACAGCTCAAGCGTGATCGCCACCATGCCAGTTGGAGCCTGGCTGCTGTGCCCGTACTCAAGGGGTATCGCGTAGATCAGGTTGTTGACCACGAAGGCGGTCTGGCCGAAGGAAAGATGCTGAGCATCGGCCACAAGACGGGCGATGGTTTCGTGGCCCTCCTTGTCGTAATTGTCCAGGCTTGTCGAGGCTGGCTGATCAATCGTCATCTGCCAGTTACCACGGAACCGCCCGGTATCGACAGGACTCAACCGAATAACTGTGCTGCCGATCTGGATTACCGTCTTGCGCAGGATCTCATCCATGTCGTCAAGCGCTTGGTCGCGGAACTGCTGCAGGGTCGCAGCGAAGGAACCGTTCAGACCCCCGTACTTGGACGTCATGTGGTGGATTTTCTCAGCCATTACGCCCTCGCTTGCACTTCAAAACCGACTGCAAGGCCGGCGTAATTCCAAGGATTAACCTGGACAACCGTGTAAATCTTGCCGTCAAACGTCACCTTGTCCTGCGGCGCTGCCTGCGGCATGTCCAAGCTGTTCAACTGAACTGGCGAAACGATGAATTTGACATCACCTACTTTTATGTTGGTGCCGTCGATGTCGCTCTGCTCGTAAGACTCGCGCAAGCCAGACCCCGGATAAGTGGTCGTCACATCAGTGGTTGCGCCGGTGTCTGGATTTCGAGGGCCTTTGACCGTGCGGCTTAGGGTTAGCGGCGCACCCTTCCCACCATTGGCTCGCGGCGCGAGCATGCGGATTGCAAGCGCCTTGCTCCGGTCGTAGATGTCAGCCACGGCTATCTCCTGAGCTGGTAAATGCAGATGCAGCGGCAATTGGCCGTTTCGCTGTACCCGGCCCCCAAACTTGAATCACCCGGGAAGCGCAAGAGAGCGCCAGCCCCAGTGATGAATGCCTGGCCAAGAACTACGCGTTGCCCGCGCATGCTTCGATGGCTATTGCGGACTTTCTCGTCGCTGCGGTCGCGCCAGTCCTTGACTACACGATTGCGATCTATGCCCTGCTCTACGATTTGCTCCCAAGCCCGTTCACGACCAGCGCTGAACGACTCGTGGGCGTTGGTTTGTGCGATCACCTCGGCGTGGTATTTCAGCAAGCGATCGGCATAGCGGCCGGCCATCTTGTCGACATCAGCCTGAGCGACTGGCTTGGCGGCATCGATGGCGCGCTGAACAATCTTGTCGTAGCGCCGATCACGCTTGGCTCTGCCTAGATACTGCTTTAGCAGGGCGGGATCACCGCTGAGTAACTGATTGCGAGCGTTGACCACGTATTGAGCCATGTTCCCAGGGAGCCCCACGACCCCGCCGACACGCTGGCCGGTCTGAGTGCTCACCCGGCCAATCAGGTCCAGCGCGGCTTGCCTGTCAGTGCGGATTACTTCTTTCGTGCCAACAATGACGCGGCGTGAACCCATCACCGCCCGAACAGCTTCGCGGACTTCCGCAACTGCCGTGGTGCGCAGGCTTAGTGTCTGCCGCTCAATCCAGTCTGCAGCAGGACGCAGAGTGATGTCGAACTCCTTGCGTCCGATGACTGGTCGATCTGCCACAGGGATGAAGATGGCAGCCAACTCATAACGCGCCCCGCCAATGTAGGCGCCGCGTACAAGCTCGGCCAACAACGCCAAAGTGCCAAGGCTGAGCAGCTCAACCAATCCGTTTTCGTCGTTCTCGCTCAGCAGGCGCTGCACCTCTGCCAGAGTTGCAGCATTGATCGTAGACCTGATCGCGTCCAGATACGCCTTCTGCATTCCTGGCTCAAGGGCCTCGATCTGCTGAAGAATCTCGGCGGCGGTCATACAACGAAGACCGCAACGCCGCAGTAGGTCTTGCAGCCAAGCAGCGGAGCGAGCATCTCGTCGACGGTGGTGATCACTGGGCGGGCTGATGCGGCGCCTGATGCGCCATCACTCACCGCATACTCTGTTTCTAAGGGGCCGACCTTCTCGCGCTTGATTGCTTGGGTTGCGACGTAGTCCGGGCTCAGGCTGCCAGGGTTCACGATCTCGCGCAGAGCGGCCTCGTATGTGGCTTGCTCGATCTCGTTCGGCACCTCGTCCGGAGGGATGGCGCTACCTTCGTTGTCGGTCGCCCCTGTGCGCGGCCACTGCAGCGTCTGCGCCCTGCCTCCGGTCTTCACGCCAGAGAACAGCGACTCCCAGCGCCCGCAGGCGTTCTCGAACTGGTACTTGCCATCAATGTAGGCCGACGCCCGGATCAACGCGGCCTGCTTCGCCATGTCGTCGCCGGTCCAGGCGGTGTTAGCGCGTGCGGCTTGATAGGCGTCGGCGGCTGCGACGTTTCCGTAAAAATCTGGCATCGGGATGTCTCGAATAGGTGGAGCGGCGAACCGCTCCGGGTTTTGCGGGGAATTACTGTGCAGCGGCCAGCTTGGCTTTCAGATCGTCCAGGCTGTCTTTCTCGTCGAACTCGACGCCCTTCTCGGTCAGCGCAGCAACCACTTCGTCGCGCTCTTTGGCGGCGAGCGCTTCGTCGAGCTTCTTGCGCAGGGTTTCGGTCTTGCTATTGCCGGTGGCGTCGATACCCAAGGCTTTCAGCTGGGCGAACAGGTCGTCGCGCTCATCACCGCCTTCGGCCGGGGCTTTACCCTCGACTTTCAGGAACGGCAGACGGGAAGCACCCTTGTGTCCTGCCGCGGTTAGGTCTACATCTTTGCTTTCACCTGGCAGCAGGTATACGACGCCAGTGGCGCTGTGCACGCCCTGCAACGCCTTCGAGTTGTTGGTCACTTTCATGACGCTCTCCTATCAGGCCGCTGGCGGGGTGATTTCGTCGAGGTAGGCAACGGCACCCGGCAGGCGGATCTCGGTGCCACCAGTACGGGCGATGATGCCGGTTTCGAAGCCCATGATGGACTTCTGACGAGGTGCTAGCACGCGGCGAGGCATCGGCAGGTGGAAGCGAACCACTTCCGGATCCTTCCGATACGCGACCAGACGACCACCACCGTCCTGGGATGCATTGCGGGCCTCGCGCAGAGGGGCAATATCCAGCGGCAGACCGGTTTCGGCGGTGTAGATGTTGTTCCGGCGCATGTACTCCAGCACGGTCATGAAGCCATCGCCTGCGCCCATGCGCTTGGTGGCGACTCCACGGAACGCGTCTGGCGGCATGCGCAGGGTGTCAGCCCATTCAACTTCGCCGGTGTTGGTGCGGATGCCGCCCAGCAAGCCGTTTACGTCGGCCATGATCAGATCGACGTCCTTGGCCGACCAATAGGTTGAGCCAGCAGTACCGGAAGACGCCGCGTCTACGCGGGACACGTTGCCGTCGTTCAGCAAGCCGGTCCAACGCTTCTCAACGCTGCCGACGAAAGCAATGCTGTTCAGCAGGCGCTCAACCTTATCGGCAGCCGAATCAGCCTTGGTGCCGCTCAGGTCGATACCGTAAAGCTGGGCTTGGTTGACCTCTTCGAGGTTCCATTCCCAGCCCGAACCGATCATGGCGAAGTCGTGGGACGCTTGGTCATGCGTGGCCGAGTTGAACGGCATGTCAGTGCCGGTACCAGACAGGAACTTGGCTTCGCCCGCGGTATCCACGGTGAAGAACGTGGTCCCGATAGCCCATGGAGCGCCTTCGGTTACCACAGGAATGCTCGCGGCGTAGTTAAACGTCGGGTAGCGGCGCGTGTAGATGCGCGTTTCGATGTTGCGGCCCTGGGCCAGAACAAAGGGGAACGCTGACTGCGCGTCTTCGAAAACTTGAGGCATGTTAAGCGCTCCGATGTTTGAGGGATATTTCCACGATGTCGCCGTCCGCACCGGCGGTGTCGAAGATGGCGCCCGGGATCAGGACGGCACCGGCGGCCGCGGTCGTGGTGTAGCGATTGGTGGCCGTGACGTAGTACACGTCGTCACCTGGCACCACAGCAGCACCGGCGGTGACATACATCTGGCCGTCAGTCATGAAACCGCCGGTGAAGTCTTGCGGGTAGCCGTCAACCAGGGTTGAACCGGTAGCGACCGGAGGAACGGCGGCGGTCAGCACGGCCAGGCCGAGGAACAGCGTGCCGGTGGCCGAGATTTTGTGGTCGTTGCCAGCGCCCGCGACGCGGAAGCCTGGAGCGCCGAAACGAATGCCCTCGGCGTTCGAGACGGTGCGACTGATCTTGTTGCACTTCTCTTCGTTCGCGACCAGGCCGGGAACACCTTTCGCCGGAGCGTTGGTGTAGGTGGTTTGGTAAGTTGCCATGTCGGGTTTCTCCTTAGGCCTTGGCTGGAAGGTGAGCGGACTGCATGTCTGCGATCATCTGCAGGCGCGCTTTGTCGGAGTCGTCGCCACCGGTGCGGCTGTCCAGACCCTGGAAGTGACTGCGGACCGGGTCGGTCTTGCCGTTCTTGGCGGCGTCTTCCGCGAGGATGTCGAAGCGAGCCTTGATGTAGGCTCCCGGTTGACCTGCAATCGCGGCATCACCGAATTTCGCCACCACGACCGCCTTGCGGATTTCGTCCGCAGATTTGCCGGTGTAGTCCGCGTCGTGCAGAGTTTTGGCGATGGTCACCAGGTCGGTGCGATCTTTCACCAGCGCGTCGACCTGAGCGTCGGTCAGGATCTTGGTCTTGGCGTCGTCCAGCGCAGCTTTGATCTTGACGATCTCGTCGTCTTTGCCAGCCAGCGCAACAGCGTGAGCGTCGGTCAGGGTTTTGACGTTAACCCCGGCGTCGGCCAGCTGCTTGGTCAGCTTGTCGATTGCCTGGGCACCTTGGTCGGTGGTTTGTACGGACAGGCCATCAACAATGACCGTGCGAAGTGAATCAGCCATGTCATGGCCTCCTGGTTGGGTTGGTTGCTTGTTGTCGCCGATGCGGAGGTGTTCGCCGCCTCGTGCCCTGTCCACTAGGGCCAGGTGGTTCATGGTCATCGGGCCGAGGATGGCGTCGTAGGCTTCGCCCTTGTCGGTCACCCCGTCTTGGAAGGTCAGCTCGGCGCCGTAGCCCATGGAGAGCTGACGCTTGCCCGACTCGTAGTCAGCAATCGCCTTGGCATCCATCAGCACCAGTGGCACGCGGACGAATTCGCCGTCGCGCATCACTTCGCTGCCGGTCTGGCCAATGGCAACGTCCTTCCAGTTCTTGGAGTTGACGCCTTCGCCGCCCGGGTGGTCGTTGGTCATGGGTCGGTATGCGTAGGAGCGCATCGCGGTGTCAGCGAACACCGAGGACTCGGGCCGGTACACGCGAACGATCGGCATGTCAGGCTTGCCCACTTCTGAGCCGAGGTATTCCTGAATGCCGGTGCGGGCCACTTTTGCGTCGGCCACAAGGTAGCCGTCCGCCGTCCGCCGCGGATTAGACGCGGTCACGGAATCGGTGAAGATCATTGCGATACCTCTTCGAAGATCTCAGGACCCAGCTCGATCGCGCCTCGGTATGGCTCAACCGCAGCCAGATCGACGCTTCCGGGCTCGTAGGTGAAGGTGATATGCGGCTGATACTCAGGCCAGTCCCACGACGCGCCGGCCTCGATGATCGAGACATGCCGCCAGGCCAGCTCTGAGCTGTTGAACAGCAGCACGACAGCACCTTCGCCGAACTTGTCGATCAGCCTTGCCCCGCCGGGTGCGATCTTGAGGAGGCCCTTGCTGTCGCCAGACCAGGACTCGCCAACCTTCATCCAGTCGACCAGCTCGGTGCTGTAGGCGATGGTGACGTGCAGATCTTCGGCAGGCAGCGTCGAGGTGAAGCCCTGAGACTTCGCCCAAGCGACGATCTCGCTGCCGTTGGTTACCTTGCGGGACACGTACAGCGTGCGCGGAGCGGCGTCGTTAATGACCTTGGTGGACGGAACCACACCGTCTACGCCAGCCTCCTCATCTTCCACGTCAGCAGTGCCGAACTCTTCGACCGCCGCCTCAAGACCAGGCAGAACGCTTTGCTCAACGAGTAGATTGGTGGCCGCCTGACCGAGCGCATCGCCGTCCCACAGCTTGGTATCGGCCAGAACCTTGATGGTGTCGGCCGTGGTCTTGCCGATGTCTGCCCGCTCCTTCGCCGTCGGCTGCCACAGGGGCGCCCATGCGTAGTGAATCTCTTCGGGGCGAGCACCCAGCGCCGACCGAATCAGGCACTCATCGAGCACGCTCATGGCTGGCTTGATGACCAGCCCCTGCTGTGCGGACACGTTGTCGTAGTAATTGCGAGTGTTCTCTTCGCCGTTGGCACCAAGGCCGGTCGAGGACTGCCCAAACATGCGGGTGCCGGGGATATCGAATGCCCCGGCTACGCCCTGCTCGGTCTTGGCGATCACCTCTGGCAGCGTGCTGAAGCTCGCAGACTTGGAGCTGTGCGTCTCCAAGCCGTCGAGGATCAGTGTTCCGTTGATGCCCTTTGCCGTTGCTGCCAGGCGAAGACGTTCGAGCAAACTGCGCTCGTAGTTCTTGTCCTGAAGGCTGGACATCAGGTTGGGGATGTTGATGACGTCGATCTTTGCCTCATAAACCAGGCTGACCACGTTCGCCATCGTCTCGTCATAATGCTTTACGGCGGGCATAGCACTCAGCAGCACCGAATCGCCCCAGCCGAACTGCAGGCCGTCGGCTATTTCAGGGTCTGGATGCTCAGCACCGATGAAGATCACCAAGCGCGACGGGTGAATCTCGACCGTCGATCCTGGCAGGCGGTATGCCTTTGGCTTGCCGAAGCGCAGGCTTTGCGGATCCTGCTCGATCGCGGTCGGGGTCAGCTGTCGACGAGTCATCACAGTCAGGTACTTGATGCCGCCCTTGCCGATCCTTTCAGGATTCAGCTCTGATGCTGTATCACGCTCACCCGTGCCGATGAAAACTGCAGCACCACCGAAGAGCCGAGCCTTGATCTGCGCCTCCAGTATCTTACTGGCGACGTTCAAGCGGGTTTCTTCAGCCTCGATCAGCTGGATCTCTTTCTTATCGGCCTGCCAGTTGCGCCAGTTGCGGCATGCATCCACCGCCGGGATGTTCACGCCCTTGCGCGCAGCCCATGAGCCGCGATAGGCGTTCAGCAACTCAAGGTCGGTCATCACCGGGACGGCATAGTGCGAGTGCGAGGCCTTGTCACGGCCAGTACCCAGACCTGCCACCAGGTTCTGGAGGCTGTCTTTGACGAAGGTGAATGCGCTCATTGGTTGCTCACGTTTGCGAGTGTGTAGCCGCCCGCAATCGGGAAGCGCTGGACAATGAAGTACCCCAGTGCGTCGACCGGGTCTTCAGTGTCGTCTTTGTTGGGTTCGCCTTTCTCGTTGTAGGCCTGCTGCTCAAGCACCTGAGTGGTAACAGGGCATCGGTCGGTATTGACCCGATATCGGCACTGCCCTTCACCGTTCAGGAACATGGCATTCACGGCCAGCACCCTGTCGCGTACCAGCGGGTTGGATAGGTTGACCATCACCATGAAGCCGGCGGCGCGCAGCAGGCTGTGATCGGATTCGCTGCCGCTAACTGACTTGCGGTTCTTGCCGCTGGCGTCCGGGTAGACGGTGATGCTGCGTCCGGGGAATCGGCGTTTCAGCTCGACGATCATGGCCGGGGTGTCAAACAGGCCGGTCGCCTCTTCAAGCAGCATGGGCAGGCCATCGCGGATGACATGGATCGTCGCCGCCATGCGGTTTATGTTGAAGTCCATGCCGATGTGCAGCTGCTCACCTGGGCGAATCGTCTCGTTCGTGTGGCAATTGAACCGATTGAAGTTCGGATACACGCTGCCTGAGGTCAGGTTGACGAACTTGCCGTCGATGTACGCGTCAACCAGGTTGGCCGGGTACGACTTGCGCAGCGACGGGATGTAGTCCTTTGGCAGGTTCTTGGCGTTCTGCCGCGTCGAGGCGTGCACGATGCCGTAGAAGTCGCGCTGGGTTGGGTCGGCAGCCAACTCCTTGACGAACTTGCGATGGACCCAGTTGAAGCCCTCCGGCGTCGTGGTGACGTCAATCGTGTTCTGATCGCGGCCTGGCCAAACCGTGGACATCCGCGCAATGATCTTCTTCCAGGCGCTGTCGGCCTTCTTAATCGGCATACAGTCGATCTCATCGACCAATGCGTGTGCAATGTTGAAGCCGACGATGCGGTGCGGGTGCTCCATGCTCTTGCACACGATGGTGCTCAGGCAGCGGCCCTTGTTGTCGCGCAGGTACACCCGCTTGTTGCTGGCCACGATGTCAGCGAACAGGCCGAAAGCTTCAGCAACCCCCGGCAAGGTGTCGTAGAAGATGTCCGTGATCTGCGGATATGTCGGGGCGAAGTAGCCTTGCGGTATGCCTGGGAACTCCAAGGCATTGATGCACATCCGCACACAGCCGACGAACGTCTTGCCGCTACGGTAGCCCCCGACGAAGGCCATGAACTTGTTGTGGGACTTGATGAACTCGAATTGGGGCTTATTCAGCATCAGGACAGGACGCATCTTCCACCCCGATGATTACCTGTTTCGGCTCTGGCAGGCCCTGATTCGGGTCCTCTAGTTCGCGCTGGAGCTTCTGGATGTTCAGTCGCTTTATTTCGTCGTCAAGAGACTTGTCAGGCTCAACCCTACGGTTAACGTACGCGTCACCGGTTTCTTTGGCTGCCTGCTCAAGCACTTGGAGTGCGAGCGCCAGGTTCTTCATGCCCTCAGCTTTCTCGATGATCCGCCCCAGTGCTCGCAGGCGGTAAGCCCGATTAGCAATGGGGATATCCATCGTCTGATGGCGGAATCTCTCTCTGGCCTCGTGGAACATGTCGACCCAACGTTTTGCCAGCGTCTTGCTGCATCGCTTTGTTGGGTCGTGAGTCTCAACCTGCTGACGGCTCACTTCGATGTTGAATTCGCGTTTGACGGCCTCGGCCACCTGTGAGGGTGTATCGAAGCAGGCCAGCGCCTGAACGATGAAGGCCTTCACCTCGCTGCTCAGGGCTGCCATAGGATTGGGTTCCGTCTATTACCGTCTAACCTCAGGCCGACTTGAGCAGACAGGTTCCGCAGGCCCTCGAAATGTTGATCTTCGCCACTTCGGGTGGCTTGCTGGCAGCGTCTACTAGCTGCTGTACGTCTTGGCTCGCACCATAGCGGCGGACGACACCGACGAACTCTTCCACGTCGTGACCTCGAAGGCTCAGGCTTGGTAAGCCGTCTTGAGTGAACTTGGGAGCGCCGTACTGATCGAGCTTCTGGGCGATGTGGTAGAGCTCATGCTCGACCAGAGCACAGAACTCAGTGTCACTACACTGGGCGCAGTAGTCAGCGGCAAGGGTGATGAGGAAGTCCGGCACTTCGCCAAACCAGTCGACCATCTGTTGCTCTTGTCGAGCTTTCTGCCATCCACCTGCCCGGAACGCGACTTGCTCTGCCTGGCCCAGCACCGTGCGCCCCTGCTTTTCGAAACAGGATGAGGCCCACATGATGCGCAGCGGAGCGTCGATTAGGTGGGCATGGTCAGGGTTGTGGATGCTTCCGGTGTCCGAAAGGATCTGTTCGGTGATCCACTCCCATACATCAGAAGCAGGCGTGAGACGAATGCCGAGCATGGAAAGGTCCGATAGCTCTAGCAGCGAGGCTGGAGGCGCTGGACGGTCCATGGCCTACTCCGTGTCTTGCTTATCCACCAGCGTGTATTGCTTCACCATCTTGACGATCTCATCACCCTCAATGCGGTCGAGGTCACGCTCGATCGTCACGGTCACGGGCTGGTTGGGGAGCATGCTGATGTTGATTGAGGTGATGCGCGAGATGTCGAGCTCCAGAGCTCGGCATAGGTCGGTAGCGAATTTCGCACTGGCGATCATGATCTTCTCCGCGCCACGAAACGGACGCATCTGAATTTGTGGCGCGGATTATTCGTTAACCGGCGGCTCGCGAAGCTTCGATTGCTGGATCACCCTGGACACTGCGACCGCAATGCTGAGCCCCATGTTCACGACAGCGAACACCAGTGGATCAACTGCGCCCTGAAATACTGACCACCCCGCCGCTGCCGCATTGAGCACCGCACCGGCCACCGCCAATTGCACACTGGTCATTCGCCAGGCCTTACGCCATTCAGGGATGAGGGCCATGTTCTGCGTCCGAGGGAATTAGTTTTTCGAGGCTTTCGGCGTAGCGCTTCCAGTCGTCACGGCTCTTCGTCACGCGGCGCAGTGCAGCCTTTGGTGGTTCGGGCTCAGGACATACCGAAGGCGCAGAGGTGAACCGGAAAACCGTTGTCTTGTGCTCGGCTGGTTGCCGGGTTCCTGCGTCTTGCTGTGCGCACCCGGCAAGCAACAGCACTACAACCAGTGCGCACCTCACTTTGGCCGTCCGAATGACTTGACCATTTCGGTGAGCGAGTCCAGGCGGAAGTCCTGGCGCTGGTCGGAGCTACGCAGGGTGTCGATGAACTTGTCACCGGCATCGCGCGAACGTTCGAGGGAATCTACCCGTTGGGTTAGCAGTGCCTGGCTGGTCTGGTATGCGTTCAGCGAGGCCTGAAGCGTGGACAGCGAGCCCACGACATATACGAACGCACCGATCGCAGCAGCAGACAGGACGGTCTGCAAGACAGGCACGACGATTTTAAACACCGTGCTGTCAGCGATGCGGGATACGTCTGTCATGGGCTTTCCGGAATAAAAAAGGCCGATTGGAGGCGGCCAAAGGGTGCTGAGGAGCAGCGATGGAAACTGGGGCCTTATTCGGCCAAGGTGAAGTCGATGTAATACGCCTTACCGGGTTCGAGCTTGTCGGCTACCGATTTCACGATCTTCGCCTTGTACTCGGCGACCGGGGTGTACTTCCCGAACGCAGCGTTCTCGCCTGGCGGATCCTTGGGTAAGGCGCATACCGCGCCGAAACGAACATCACACAGCGGATCATCCCGCTCTTGATTGACGTGACGGACGTGCGTGATTTCGTGGCAGACCATTTTGCAGCGCATGACTGGAGACATGATTTTTCCTCAGGTGGTGAGCAGTAGGGCCTTTCAGTCTTGCGCCTGCGGGGGAATAAGCGGCGTCACCTGCACTCCCGGCTCGGAGCGATGGGTGTGGGTGAGCCGAAAACGAAAAAGCCCCGCACTTGGCGAGGCTTCTGGTGAAATTCGCCAGAGGCGAAATTGTCACGATGGAGCGGATAATGCCTGATCCGGACATTTGTCGTCAAGCAGCAATTTTCATCTCTTTTATCGCCAATGAGACAGGCATCAAAGCTGCCTTGTCGAGGTCGTTGCAAGCGTTAAAACAGGCCTGAATGAAACCTTCCCATTCTCGCGTCCATTGCTCGGACGATAGCTCCAAACCGAGCACGCTCAGAAGCCATGAGCGGAATGCCTCCGGCGATCGGCATGGGTCAACCCCCTCACTCTGGCCGCCCTGGTGCATTCGGCGATAGCGGTGCACGACGCCTTGGGCAACAAGGCGCGCCTTCTCGAACTTCTTGGCGTACATCTTCGGCCCAGCGCGATACGCAGCCATGAACACTGCGTCGTCCGCCTCTTCCTTGTCGTCAACAGTGGCAATCGGGCTGTACATGAAGTTGCCGAACGCCTGCAGATGGGCCGGAAGTGTGGCAATCGCATGCTGGATCCGGGCTGATATCGACTGATGCATGGCGTGGCGGCTGTTCACCGACTTCTCGGTCTTCTGCACTGAGCACCCGAGCAAGCCGATTTGCTCAATGTGCGCGCCCTGGCTATCCCACGGCGTGTACAGCGCGTCATGCCATGCGAGGCGTGCTGAATTCAAGTTGATCATTACGCTGCTCTCCCCTTCAGCTCTCTGGTCTTTGCCCGGTATTCGGTCGTGATGGCCTTCAATTCTTCAATCGTGTGCTTGCGTGGTTCGTGGTCGGCTTCCAGCGCCTCGACCGCCTCCAGCCCTATGCGCAAGACCAAGCCGTCTCTGAAAGCCTGCGAGACTGTCAGGCCTTTGCGGGCGTACTT